TCAAGCTACCGAAGACGATAAGTCTTAACGCACTATACGCAGGTAAACATTGGACATTTAGAAAAAAGATAAAAGATGAATATAAAAAAATCGTTGAAACAGAATTGGCTCGTTACGACCACCATATTGCAAAGAGTATGTCTATCCATATTAGGTACAATACTCGTGCCGATGTGGACAACCTTGTACTTGTTTCAAAATTTACTGCTGATACTCTCGTTGCTAACGAATGGATTGCAGACGATAATCCTAAACACTACCACAGGCTCACTATCACTTTTGACCCAAGCGTTGAAAAGAATTATTGTGAAGTTGAGGTTAGACTAAAGCTATGAAAGAGATTAACCAATTAGACCTATTCTCTGGCATTGGAGGATTCCATTTAGGATTTGAAAGAGCAGGGTTTAAGGTCAACAGTTACTTCTCGGAAGTAGACAAACACGCAGTAGCGGTATACAAACACCAATTTAAAGATAGCACCTATGTCGGTTCAGTTACAGATGTTCGGGGGGCAGACCTCCCAAGAATTGACCTCATCACTTTCGGAAGTCCTTGCCAAGATTTCTCATTGGCAGGAAAAAGACTTGGGATGGGGGGAGAAAGAAGTTCTCTTATCACAGAAGCAATTAGACTCATTCACGAGTGCAGACCTCGTGTATTTATCTGGGAAAATGTTAAAGGAACATTCTCCTCAAACAATGGCGCAGACTTTTGGGCAATTATCCAAGCCTTTGCCAACATTGGGGGTTATAGATGTGAGTGGCAACTGCTTAATACAAGTTGGTTTTTACCCCAAAATAGAGAGCGGATATACCTTGTCGGATATCTTGCAGAGTCCAGAGGAGATTGGCGAGGAGTTTTTCCTATCGGAGAAACAAACAGAGGCAATGCACATACCTCACCGATAAAAGTATTTGATGCTCAAAACCATAAATGGAGAGATGACGGTAATACTGGTACTTTGACACGAATGAGCGGTGATGCATACAGAGGTCAGTTTGTAGAAGCCAAGTATAATTACAAGAAAGTGAATGAGACTATTGAGCAGAATCCAAATGCCTTTAAGGAAGGTGAAGCCCGTATGATGGACTTACACAATCGTAAGGTACAAGACATATCTCCTTGTTTGGTAGAGCCACATCACAATGGTGCAGCATTGTTTAATGGCTACCGTATCCGTAGACTTACCCCTATAGAATGCGAACGCTTACAAGGCTTTCCAGATAACCATACCGAGTACGGTAACTATAATGGGGAGGTAAAGAAGATGAGCAACACCCAACGCTACAAACAATGTGGCAACGCAGTAACTGTTGATGTAGTACAAGCTATTGCAAATAAATTAAGACCCATCTTGTAGGTATCAACATTTTAATTAACTTTGAACTATTAACTAAATTAAATAACGATGACAAAAACATCTATTGTAAAGGACATCAAGTCCGCAGGAGAGCCGTACAACGGTCAGTATGGAACACTTTATGGGTTCTATGTAACATTTGAAAATGGAGATAATGGTAAGTACAACTCCAAAGACCCGAACCAGAACAAGTTCTTGGTAGGACAAGAGGCTACTTACGATTACATCCCAAGAGAGTACAACGGTAAGACCTACTACACGGTCAAGCCAGTGAACCCACAATACGCAAATGTAGCACCCTCTGGTAGCACATCAGCTCCAAGTGGTACACATACCTCTAAAGACGAGTCAATCATTCGCCAAACGGCTCTCAAGGCAGCAGCCGAGATTGGTGGAACTCCGCAAGTAGTTATTGCGAATGCTCAACTCTTTGCTGATTGGGTAATGAAGAAAGGCGCAGCCCAAGCCACTTCAACTCATCAGCAACACTTTCAAGGAAGAGAGGAAGCTCCTGCTCCTGTAGGACAGGACGGCTTACCATTCTAAAGAAGAATCATTAGGGGGGCGCATTGCGCTCCCCTTTTTAACACCTAAAACACACTATGTCTAAAATATCTTATGCCGATGTCTTTGGTAAACTTGACGATGTCCGAATGGGTAAAGTCAAGGAAGGACTAAAGTTCGGTCAATGGAATCTTGATGAACACTTGAGATTCAAACGAGGCAACTTCAATGTTGTATTAGGTCACGCAAATGTTGGTAAGACATCCGTGATGTTATATTTAATGCTACTTCAAACCATTGTCAATGATGTTAAGTGGCTTGTATTCAGTTCCGAGAACACACCTGTATCTATTGCAAAGAAGCTCTCCGAGTTCTTCTTGGGTAAACCCATCAACAAAATAGATGAAGATGAGTTCCAGATGGCTCTTGATTTAGTTCAAAGATATTTTATTATCATTGACACCGATAAGAAGATGTACACTTACAAGGACTTGATTGAGGAGGCTACAGACATCTACCACGAAGAGGGCTTTGATGGTTTCTTGATTGACCCTTACAATTCTTTGGTGAAGGACAAAGAGATGTTCAAAACACTTGGCGGTCACGAATATGATTACGAAGTTAGTACCCACTTTAGAAATTGGGCAAAGCAACACGATGTAAGTATCTGGTTGAATGCTCACGCAGTTACTCAAGCGTTACGAATGAAACACCCATTAGGACACGAGTATGCAGGTCACCCTATACCACCAAGCGGAGCCGATATTGAAGGAGGGGGTAAATTTCAAAATAGAGCCGATGATATGATTGTGATACATCGTTATATCTCTCATCCTACGGAATGGATGTACAACCACATACATATCAAAAAGGTGAAAGAGGTGGAGACAGGTGGTAGACCAACTCCATTAGATGAGCCTGTAAGATTTAGGAGCATCCCTAACAATGTAGGGTTTGAGATTCACGGAGAGAACTTGATAGGAAAGAAAGAGAAAGAACAAAGCAAAATGCCTTTTTAGATGGAAGAATTAAAAGACGAAGATTACCGATGGGTAAGAGGGGGAAGTAAGAGCATTGCTCTATTATGGTTGAGACAAAAGAATCAAGACCTAATGCAGATAGCCAATGCCCTTAAACCTCAAGACCCAGAGAACGAGTATGAGATGGATATATTCATTGACCTCGTTAGTATCTACTCCGCTATAGATTCTGCCATAGGTATGGTAGAGGATGTGCAACAGATGGTATGGGAGGCTGAAGCAAAGAACGCTGACCTCAAACTAACGATACGAAACCTAACAAGAAAGATAAACGCTTACGAAGAGCGGTTTGATAATCTAAACGAACACCTTAAATGAGAGCAACAATACTACAGTTACAAGAGGAATACGATAACTACACAACGCACCACAAGATTACACCTACCAGAGAGCAAAGGAATGTGATGGCAAGGTTTGCTTTTATGGTAGCTGCAAGAGACTTGTACACAACCCTTGAGATTGCAAGGGTCTGTAAGAAGAACCACGCAACGATAATACACGCAACTAAAGGACACGAGATGAACCTAAAGTTTGACAGGAACTATATGCAGTTCTTCAACCAATGTTGTGCTATTATGGACAAGCTACGAGGCTCTCAAGAGGAAGGAATAGATTGGGGGCTAACCAAGCAGAATGCTTTACTAACGGAGCGTTTACAAAAAACTCGTGAGGAGTTGTCAATAACTCGTGAAAAGTTGTATATTATGGAGCAAGATATGATACAACTTAAAAAGGAATATGAACTTTGCGATTGACATAGCACCCCTTGCAGGATTACTTGTAGGAGTTAACTATTGGAACTCCGAGATGAATGACGATTATGAGAACCCCAAGTACCACTCTTTGCAGTTGTGCTTCGGGGTTCTTGCGTTGGTAATTACTTGGGCAACCGAGAGAGAGGAATGACAGTATTAGACCTACTTGCCGCTAACCATAAGGAGTGGATAAAGATGGCGTACAAGTTCGGTGCAGGAGACTATGCCGAAGACATTGTGCAAGAGATGTACCTACGCCTTCATAAGTACATAGAGAACCCAGAACGGATTATGTACAAAGACCAACCCAACAAGTTGTTTGTATGGGTTACCCTTCGCAATATGGTTAGGAACTACCAGAACAAGAAAGAGATACTTGTATTCTCTGGAGATATGGTAGAGTATGATACAGAGTTAGATGCCTTTGACTATGAAACGGCAGAGGGCTTTGAAAGGCTAATAGACAAGATATGGGATAAGGTCAATG